AGGGCGGTTCTGTGCGCTTGTATGACGCCAATCCGTACCAGTCCAGCGCGTACCAGTGGGGGCAACTGCGTATCGATGCTGAAGTGCCGCAAAACCTAAGTGTGGTGCGGGTCGACCAGAATTACGGGCACGCCGTCACTGCTGACGCGCCGAACTTCGATCACATCGTCATCGACTGCCCGCCGAACTTGGATATGGAAACGCGTGTCGCGATGGCGCTGGCTGACATAATCCTGATTCCGTTGCGGATAGGCCAATTTGACGCCTGGAGCCTCGCGCAGACGGCGCACATAGTCAGGCAGAGAAGGGCGACGGTAACGGCGCCAGTGCGCGCTATCGCCTTTGTGAACGCCGTTCCGCATTACATCAGGGCGGAGCTTGACGAATCGATCGACGTTATCCGTGAAATGGGCGACTTCGAACTAGGCCCAACGATCGTCGACCGGGCGGCATACCGGAAGGGCGCGAAACTAGGGTTGTCGGTAATGGAGTTGCCGGCCGAATACCGGGACGGGAAAGCGAGTGACGAGTTCGGCACACTGATGGCAGGGGTTCTCAATGGCTAATCCTCCCCTGAACCGAAGCGCCGTCGACGCCTTCATCGGCCAGCCAGCAAAGCCGGAGAACGAAGCGCAGCCGACATTCCGCGAGCGCGACTCAACGCAGCGTATGGCGGTGAACATGCCGAAAAGCTTGTACGAGGAATTGCGCGCGTTTATGAAGCTGACTGACACGCCAATGTCTGACCTGCTCGTCGAAGGGGCGCGGCGCGAGCTGGCGCGGCGGAAGCAGGGCGGGAAGTAGCCTGTGGATAGAACCGGGCCGTTACACCATAGACCGGGCTGCTCCACCATTTAACCGGGTGGCTCCACCAATACAACCGGGCGGCTCCACCAATAGCGCCCCGCAAACCCTTGCCAGATAAGGCGGGAGCACCGCCTAAAACGAAGTAAAACGGGAAAACGGTATTAAAACGGGGCGGAATTGGTGTAGGTTGACCATCGCGCACCAATAACCTGGAAGTCACACCAATGCCGGGAAAGCGAACGCTGACCGCAAAGCCAACCAGTCAGACATCCATTGCCGACCGGAATGTGAACATGGCGAACGCAATCACACGCTCCGCTCACGGGTTGAGCCTGCCAGAGAAGCGCTTCATCGCGGCCGCGCTTGCAAAGACCGACAGCACCGACATGCGAGGGCTTCAGGATCAGACGATGTGGGTGGTGAAGATCACCGCGATGGAGTACGCCGAGACGTTCGGCGTCACACTCGACACAGCCTACGAACAGTTGCAGTCGGGCGCGAAGGAGCTCCAGCAGCCTAAAATTGTGATGGAGCGCCCCGGCCGGCACGGGAAGATGCGCAAGGTCGTGCGCAGTTGGACGATCACCAACGAGTACGCACCCGGCGAGGGTTTCGTCGAGGTGCGCTGGCATCCAGACATCGTGCCGTTCCTGTTCGGCCTGCGTGGCGAGTTCACCACGTACAAACTGAGGCATGCTGCAGCGTTCCGATCCATCTACTCGTGGCGACTGTTCGAGTGCTTTCGATCGTGGCAAGGTGCCGGGCGATACACGCCGACGATCGAGGAATTTCAGGACGTAATGGAGGCGACGCCATCGGCGCGCGCGAACTTCAAGGAGTTGCGTCTGCGCATCATCGAACCAGCCGTGAAAGAGTTGCGCGAGAAAAACGGCTTGATTGTCCAATGGACGCCGGTAAAATCCGGCCGGAAAGTCACGGGCCTGCGTTTCGAGTTCGAGCGCGACCCGCAAGGCACACTCGCTTTTTGAGCGTGATAATCCATATTATGTCAACTTGCGTAACAATGGACGCCCGAAGGCGCCCGATTGTCGTTACTTCGACGCGCCCTTGACCTTCTCGAACGTGCGCAATCCGCCTAAGCCGAGCATGCCCATCATCAATTGCCAAAGGTTCTCGTCAAGCCCTGGCATCGCCGGAAGCGGATGCCCGAGCGCAACGACGCCCCAACTGACGAGCGGGCGAAGCAGGTATTGGTAAGCGAGTGCTGCGGCGCAGACCCATCCGATTGCCGGGCGCCAGCCAGAGACGAACACGGCGCTGTTGCCTGCCTCTGTCTGGTTGACGCCGATCTGCGCCTTGGCGATCTCGAAGGCTTGGTCCATTTCCTTGAATTCGCCCGCTTGCTGCGCCTTGAACAATTCAAGTTTCGCGGCAGCAGCTTGCGTCGGATCGGGCCAAACCCGATCGATGATCTTAGAGCCAAAGTCGAGAACCGAGCTAATGCCGGTAACGTCGAGAAGTCCCATCAAACCCCCTTGCGCATCATATCGGCCAGGCGTTGCGCCCTGCCTTTGACTTGTGAGGCCCACGCCGACGCCAGCATCCCGTCAGCCGCAGCGTCATACTTGCCCTGCCTCATGAATACGAGCGTATTGCGAAAGCCGAGTAGCTTCGTGATGCCCAGATTAAAAGCCATGTTCGCCAAAACACGCTGGCGCGTGTCGTTGAGATCCGTCCACCAAGGCAGATTGCGGTCGAGATCGTGAAACACGTCTTCGAGATCGTCATCCAGCAGCGAATTAACCTGCGTATCGTTCAGGGGGAACTTCCACCCTGCCGGCAACGGCTTCGCCTGAATGTTGTGGCCTACGCCGCAGGTCGGAATCGATTTTGAATCCAAGTAGCGGTCGTATCGAACGCCCTCGTCGCGACGCAGCTCTGCAATCAGCTTTTGAAGGTTCTCGTTATTCATCGACATTCGCATCCCCTTTGCGCAGGCGCTTGATCGACGAGTAAATCTGTAATGCGGTGTAGATGACGGACAGCGCGAGCAGCACGCGCGGAAAATTCGCATCGCTCCACGCGAGTGCTGTCGCGTACCAGGGAGGCGCGACTTGTGCGACCGTCTGCGCGACAGTCGAAGCGGTTTCTTTCATGGGGCGTAAATAAAAAGCCGCCCGAAGGCGGCTATTAATGTCGAGAAGCTGCGGAAGAAAACTATCGAACGCGGCGCGCTCGGATAAACCCGTTTCCTGTCATCGTGCTAGTAGCGAACTGCGCGTATCCGATCAGGTAGACGGTTGTAGTCGACGCCAGGCTGATGCGGAATGTCGGAGTCGCCAATTCATTGCCGACACTCGCGGCCGACGTCACCGAGAGAACAGAGCGCGCGCCTGTATTCGCTGAGGGCAGCGTGTTCGCTACCGTGCTGATACCCGCGCCGACATAAGAAGTGGTCGTGGTTGCGGCCGGAATCGTCGCGAACACACCAGAGACGTCCCAATCGCCCGCCGTCAGACTGATGGAGGTGACGCCTACCGCCGTTCCGGTTGTCATAGGCGTTCCGGTCTGTGCGTTCGTTACATATTCTCCGACGCTCCCCGAATTCGCATTGTTGTTCGTCGTCGTGCCGACAATGCCACCAGTCTGCGACGCCGCTACTGATCCTGTGAACAAGGCATTACCTGAGTCATCCAGCGCAAGAAGCTGAGTTGATCCATTGCTGCTGTAAATCGTAAGTAGGCCGTTCAAAACTCCGATAAACTTATTCGGGGTCGTGGCACCATTCCCGGTCAGCTTTTGAATTGCCGAACCATTTGAAGTATTGATAAAGTTGGTCTGGCCGGTTGACGTGATCGCCGAAACCGAACTACTCCACGTTGGCGCCGCCGACGCGCCACTCGACACGAGCATCTGTCCAGCCGTTGACCCGACCGGGTTCAAAAGCTGGACAGGAACGAGCGTGGCCGCCGAAGCGATGCCAGACGCCAGCAGAACAACGAGAGAAAAGATCTTTTTCATTTATGCAGTTCCTTGTCGAAGGCCATTCATCCAAGTGCGATGCTGCGAGCCAGACGCGCCAGCGCCATTGATCTGAAATGTCATGGGTGTAGTGCCAACGGTCAGGTCGCCGTTACCCCTGAATGTGTTGTTAAAGAACGGGAGCGGGTTGACGTTGCTCAGATCGAAAAACGCAACATTAGGCGAAACTAAAGTGTCGAAATAGAAGTCGCAATTGATTATCGAGTTCATCGTGGGCGCCGATCCGCTTACCGTTGCGTAGTGAAAGTTGTTATTAGGGAACGCTCCGATCGGCATCACGTTTAACTTGCAGTTCTTAACCTGCGCGCCGTTGAAGAACCCGATTCCAGGTGATGACGAGGGAATGGGGGTCGTTCCGGCATATGCGATGCCGCTTATGTCAACTCCGACATTTATTCCGTCCATCCAAAACAGATATGGAAAGTAATCCATCTCGATTTTGGCGCGCACGTCGGTGCAGTCTTTCATGTACATGGCGTAGCCAGGGCCGGGATAAGGCGAAGTGCCGGCACCAGCCACGTAGACGACATAGGTCTGGTCGATCTGAAGATCATTCGCCTGTTCCAAATACAGAACCGGGCTATGACCGTAACCGGCAAAGTACCCGCCTGCGATGTAGTTGCCATCGCTCGCTGAAAGCGTGCCAAAGCTGGTATATGGCGGCACCGCACTGAGCGGGTTATTCATCGTTAGACAAAACCCATATCGGCCGAGCGTGCTTACGTTGATGTACTTTCCGAGATTGCCGTTATTGATATAGATTGGCGTCGAAGCGGTCACATTCGCAATCGCGACGGTGATGTTCTCAAAGTAGTACCCGCTCCCGCCCGGGCTTCCAAGGCGAGAATTATCGGACGACGTTCCGCCAACGATGCCGACCGTCGACGGATTCGCGCACATCGTTGGGTTGATCTGGAACGCTGACGAAATCGTGAAATTCCGAAGTGTGACGTTGTTCGAGCCAGTGATATCGAGAAGGTAGCCGCCCGTATTCGCGATAATTACGCTTCCCTGAACCGGCGGCTGGTACGCTAGCCCCCATTGTGGGGCGCCGTTTCCGACGCCTTCGATCGTCAGGAAATCGCGGTTCGTCGCATTGAGCGCAGTGTTGATCTTGTAGCCATTCGCGCTGTACGGGATTCGCACAACACCGCTATTGATCGCCGCCTGAAACGCCGCGCTGTCGTCGGTGACGCCGTCGCCCTTTGCGCCGTAGTCGCGCACTGTCTTTTGACGATAGATGCGGTCGTAGAGCATGGAACCCGACGAAATTTTTGCATCGGTCACAGTGCCATCAGAGGGCGTGCCAATAGCGACCGTCGCCCCGATCTTTACGTTGACTTCTTGCACGCCAACAGGGATAGGCGTGTTGAAGGTGAGCGTCGTTCCATTGACGGAATACTGATCGTCGGCTTGATATGCCGCATCGAAGAAAATCCACATGTTCGACGACGCGCCGGGCGAGATAGGAAGCGTCAGGCTTGTCGTCGTGCCGGGCGTGAAATCAGCGCCAGCGGCGAATTTCGCGTCAGTAATGTTCCCCGACAGGCCGGAATTGGAGTCTTCGGTGATCTGATCCCAAATCGTGACGCCGTTGCAGTCTTTGACGATCTGGCGAAAGACGCCCGAACCCCATATCAAAGCCTGGCCGCGGCTGTCGAGTTGCACCGGATTCGTATTGGCAATGGTGCCGGCCGCATCCTGATAAGTAGTCTTTGGATTTAACGTGCCGGGGGCGTAGAATCCGACAGTACCATTTGCAAGCGGCGCACCGTTTTGGTCGATAAACTGCTGCTTTGCATTGGGTATAAGCTGCATGCGTGCCTCAATAAAAAAACCCCGCACTAGGCGGGGTCGAGGGATCAAATGAATAACGATCAGTTCTGGCGGATGGTCTTTACTGCCGCCTTTATTGCTGCGCTGTCCGTGGCGTTTCCGCGCGTCAAAGCATGGGTTCTACGGACCTGTGATCGCATTGACGAGCGCGTTGCCCGCAGGCGCGGCGAGTGGGACGCCGTAGCGGGAAAGCGCATTCCCTACTGGGATCGCGACCGCAGGCCGCTTCGTAAGTAGCATCGTCGCCAGCTTGCCGCCTGCTTGCGTGTACGGAAGCGATGCAGCGCCGGCCGCTGCCAGCGTCGGCAAGATCGCACCGGGAGCCGCGAAAGCGCCGCCGCCGAGCAAATAGCCGAGCATCGAGCGCCCCGCCGTACCTGAATCGGGGTACTTATTGCCTAGCACGCTTTGGCCTGCACTTGACCAGTCTTGCATCAGCGCGTTACCCGTTGCGGTGGCGCCCTTGCCTACCGACTTATCCGCTCCGCGAACCGCGCTTTGCAACTGCGCAGCGGTGAACACACCGTCGTTATTCATGGCGCCGCTTGATGCGGCAGCGCCACGCAAGCGCGCATAGTTCGCATAGGCTGCATTGGCACTCTTCAGCGATTCCGCCAGTTCCGGCGCGTTAGTCCGACCAAGCGATTGCTCGATCAGGTTCTTGACATCGCCAACTGCCGCGCCAAGGTTGCGCTTGTCGACAGACGGATCGCTAGACCAGCCGCGAGCCAGCCGGCCAAGTTCGCCCTGCACTTCCTTGAGCGTTGCGCCGTCCATCGACATAGTTTGCGGGTTGATCTTCCCCGCGACTTGCCGCTGCAGCGTGTCGAGAAATTGCTTCTGCTCGGTCGCCGGCAGCGATTGCGCCATCGACGCGAGGGTTTGTAATCCCTGTTGGAACTGGCCGTCAGGCTTAAACGTCATCTGCGACAGCGTATTGTCGTAAGCGTCTGAGATCGTCTTCTTGACCGCTGCGACGCCTTCGCTGCCCGTCTTCGCCCCGTTCGCAACGTCGGCAAACTTCACGCCGAGCGGTTCAAGCACCTTGTCATAAGTGGCGTTGTTGTAGCCCTGCAATGCGCGTTGCTGTGCGTTGCGCACGACATTGCCAACACCCGGCAGGCTCGTTGCCATATCTTCGACTTTCGACCAATTGCCACCCTTGATCTGGCCGGGAGTGAGCGGAACGCCAGCGTCGAGCAGCCTCTTTTGTGCTTCACCGATCTTCGGAGCGACAGCGCCGCCGATCGCGCTAACGAGCGGGTTTGCAACAGCGCCGACCGCAGCGCCAGTGCCGAGCTGCATAGCCTTCTGCTGCGCGTAGTTATCGCCAGCATTGACGACAGGGGTTGCTGCTGCGCTCGCGATTCCCGACAAAGCACCAGCGCCAGCTTTCGCCAGTAATCCGCCACCCGCCCCGCTAGGCATTGCCGCCATTGGAAGACTGCCGATGACGTTGCCGGCTGCGCGCCCGAGATCGACGCCCGTTCCGCCCTGCGCCGCTCGCTGCTGTGCGTACTGCGCATCTTGAGACGTAATCGCTTGGTCGACTTGCGGGACCGCCGCGTTAATGTCTTTCGTGAATTGCGAGTCGGGCGCGATCCTGTTGGCAAGCCATGCGCCACCATGCACCATCGACTGAACGCCGCCTTTGATAACGTCGCCAATACCCATCGTCACAGCGCCAGGAGCATGCCACTGCCCTTGCGGGGTATCGCCGCTCGGAGGTTGCGCCGCTTGCGCCGGTTGTGCGGCCGGCTTCGTCGCCATGAGCTTGCTGAACGGGTCGCCGTCTGCAACAGGAGCCGAAGGCGCGGCCGCGGTCGTCGAGCCGACCATGAGCTTGCTAAACGGGTCGCTGCCAGAAGATGCGCTATCGGCCGTAGGCGGCAAGCCGGGAAGCGTGGATTGCGCCATTGGCTTTCCTTGATAGTTCGCGGAGATCCGCTTGACGTAGCCTTGCGTTTCCGGGAAGTTCGGGATTCCGCCCGCCTTGTCGACAGCGCCAGGGCCGGCGTTATAGGCAGCGAGAGCGGTATTCACGTCGCCGTACTTGTCGAGCATTTGCGACATATACCGAGCGCCGCCCATGATGTTTTGGGCGGGATCGTTCGGGTTCTTCACGCCCATTTCCTTAGCGGTCGCCGGCATCAACTGCATGAGGCCGGCAGCACCCTTCGGAGATAAGGCGTTCGGATTACCCGAACTTTCCTGCGTCATCATGGCTTTCAGAAGTTTCGGGTCTACGTTGTATTGCTTTCCCGCAGCCTCGAAGACATCGTCATAGTTCGCCATTACTGAGGTCCGTTGATAAAGCCGTTCTGAACCGCCCAGTTATATTGCGTGCGGAACGTCGCCTGCTCTTTCGGGTTCATCTTCTTGACCATGCCTTGAATCTTGGCCGGGTCCATCTGGTCGGCAACGAACACACGCGGGTCCATCGTCGAGCCGAATTGCGACTTCCACTGACCGTATTGCGACGGCTGCAGGCCGGCGCTTTCCCACGCCTTCATACGCGCCTGCTCCATGCGCTCAAGACCAAGGTTCACCTTCACCACGTCTTGCGCGGCAAGGTTGGAGATGTGCGTATTTCCGTTGCCAGCGATAGCCGCGGCGAGCTGCGAGTCTGTTCCATGCCCGAACGAAGCCGCCTTCTGCTGCGCGTACTGCGTGAGGTACTTATTCGCCTCGTCGTAGGACGCAACCTTGTCAGCAGGGCCGCCAAGCGTTGCAACCAAGCCTCGAACTGCGTTCAGCTTGTCGGCGCCCGTGCCCGTCTGCGCCTTCGAAAGTGCATCGCCTGCGTTCTGAAGTATGTTGATGCGCGTACCAGAATTGGCGTTCGATTGCTGATCCGCAACAAGCATGTCGCCGCCAGCCGCATTCGCTTTCTGGTTAGCATCGACGACGCCAGCCGGGGGAGCCGTCTGGAACTCAGGATTGGTCGAAGACGAACCGTAGCGACCGTTTCCGGTGGCCTGCTGCGGCTGACCGTTTGGCGGAAGAAGCCCACCAAGCCCTTGCTGTTGCAGGCGAGTTGCGTTCGGGACCGTCACAGTCGTTCCGTCCGCCTTCTGCACAGAAACTTGGGATGCAGCTTCCGTCGGAGTCAATGTCTTATTGATAGTTGCCCCGACAATGCTCGGATTCGTAATCGGATTCGTATCCTTGTACTGGATGGACCCGTTATTGTCGATCTGCGTAGGCTTCGGCGTGATCGAGCCGAGTTGCGCGCCGACGTCTTGGAATGACGCGAGCTTTTGCTGAAACCACGGTTTGAACTGCGACGGATCATCCGGCATCTGCGCGACGGTCGCCTTCACCATCGCCGGGTTGACGTGCCCCTGATTGATAGCGTCGCCCGCGATCTGCAGGAACTTGCCCTGCGCCTTCGGGTCGCTTGGGTCGACGGTGGCAAACTGTTGCGTCAGGAACTTCAGACTGTCCGCATAGTTGTTGCGCTGATCGTTGTTAAGCGCGATGTCGCCGCGGTCGAGCGTCTGCTGCTGCTGCTTTTGCGTATTGATGCTTTGCACCACGTCGCCAAGCTTGAATGCCGCAGCCGGGTTGCCGCCAATCAGCGCCATCAGCTTATTGTTATCGACGCGCCCCGTCGTCGGGTCGGTCGCCTGCTGATAGGCCGCCGAGATAGCGCGGTTAGCGTCAAGACCTTGCTGCGCGGCAAGGCCATTAGCGTTGTATGCTCGGAACTGCGCGACTTGCAACGCTTGCTGAAGCGGGTTGAACTCAGGCGCCTTCGCCTGCAATGCAATGCTGGTATCGATCGGCATTTTTATCCTGTTGTCTCGTTAGCTTCCGGCCGGCGACCAGCCGGGAACACCGACCGATGCGGCACTCCCCGCGCCTCCCGCGTTGTTCTGCATCAAGCCGTAGAGCATCGCGGAGTTACCCATGCTGCCAAGTGCGCCGCTCAATGCGTTCGCGCCACCGACCGTACCAGCCGCCGTCGCATTCGCCCCGCTCGTCAGATAGTTGCCCGCATTGGCTGCTGCCGCGGTACCCTGCTGCGCCGTCATTGCCGCCGAGTTCTGGCCGGTCTGCACAGCCGTTTGCAGGCGGTTGATCTGATTGCCCAATACGCTTTGATTCGTGTTGTACTGGCTCAAAGAACTGTTGAAATTCGTGTTGTAGCTTTGCAGCGCCCGGTTGTAGACGTCGTTGTATGTCGAGTCTGCAAGGCCGGTCGCGTAGTTAGCCGCTCCTTTGAGTGCCGCCCCAGACGTGCCAAGCCCGCGAGCCGCCGCGCTGTTCTGCGTCGCCTTCAGCCCCTGATCGAGCGTGAACTGATAGCCCGGCGTCTGTTGAGCCTGTGCCGCCGTTGGCGCGCTGAACTTGTCGTAATAGAAACCCTGTGTCAGCGCCGGGTTATTGAGCAGCGATTGCAGGCTGTCAATATTGTTCTTGCCGAAGTCCGAATACGGCTGAAGGTTCTGGACGTTCTGCTGATACTGCTGATTCTGAAGATCGGCTGCGTAATTGGCGGAGGCCGCCTGCGTGCTAGCGGCGCTTTTCGCGCCTTGCGAGGAAATATATGCCCCACCGACTGCGCCGACGCCCGCCGCGATGCCACCAATTGCGGCGGCGGAAAGACCGAAAGACATAGTTACCCCTCTAGCCGATTGGCGTTCGCTTGCTTGTTATCAGGTCCGCCGAGCAATTCGCTCTGCTTTGATTCGGTCAACTCTTCGACGAGCTTGTCTAGGTCCGTCTCATTCGTGGCGTGAACGGTTGTCCAATACGTGTCTTCGTGGGCATACCCCGCACGCTTGGCGCCTGGCTTGGACGTCAGAATCGCGTGCGCGTCAGTGATGCGCTTCACGCCGTCATCGGTTGTCACCGTGATATCGCCCGAAATGACGCATAGATGCTCTGTCTTGTGGATAGCGCCCGTCAGCGTTACACCCTTCGGAATCAGCATCTTTCGAGCGTACAGCCCTGGCGCGAAGTGATTCCAGACCGGGCATTCGACTTGCGGCAACTTGTTTAACTGGTCCTCAAGCGCGAACACCTTGCCGCGCATGTCGTCGACGCCTCCAATCAGAACCACATCGCTCATGCGCTATCCTTTACGTATTCAATGCCGCTGACACTGATCGAGCAGCCGTTACCATCCGCAAAAATCTGCGTGCCGGGTTCGAGCTTGTGATTGACCAACTCAGGAAACTGCGCCGTTACGCCAGCGGCGATGTTCTTCGACGCAATGCGCGTCGTAGCATCAGCCGATCGGCCTGACGGCACCTTGTAGACGTTGAGCGTCAAAACGCCGCCAGTCGGGTTGTTCGCGCTCGCAGCGTGGATAGCCGCATAGGTCGCAGTCGGTGCGGCATAGAGCGATGCTGCAGTGCCGGTCAGGGATGCACCCTTGACCAACTCTTTGTAAGTCGTCGTCATTCGTTAGCCTCTTGCGTAGACAGTTTGCGTGCCCACCGGAATCGCAGACGTAAAAGTGATCGTGTTGCCGCTGAGCGTGTACTGGTCGCTACCTTGGAAAGCGCCGTCGAAATGGACCATCACGGCAGCCGTCGACGTGTACGCCTTTGAAAGCGTTAGCGAGGTGGTCACGCCGGCCGTAAAACCGGTGCCGGACACAAACTTGTCCTCGACTGTTGCGGACATGCCATCGAGCTTCGCCTTATCGGTGCTCGACATGAAGCCGTTAGCCGTACTCGTTGCGACTGCGTGCAGGTCTGCTGCGTCATGAATGCCGTGCGTGGCAATCGGCGCGTCTGGCTCGCTCTGTTTGATAGACACGAGCAGCGCAGATAGCGCCGCCTCGACATCAGCAATACGACGCGCAAGTTCCGACGCATAGTTCGGCGAAACCAGCGATTGAAGTTGCTGGAATAGCTCGTCGATCTCTGCCGTGAAGTCGCCCGATGAACCGCCCGACGTTCCGCCAGTCCGATTGAACAGCGCAAGCAATAGCTGAAACCAGACCATCGAAAGCCGGCCCGTCTTCGGGTCGGTCATCGGAACGCCAACGTCAGGAAAGTTCGTCGGCGAACTCATGTCCTGGCCCTCGAAACGTCGACCCATGCGCCGTTAAGCGCGGTCTTGACTGGCGCCGACCATGACAGTTCGAACACACGATCGCGCGCATATCCAAGGCGCTGCCATTGGATCGAAGTCAGGTATTCGCCCACCTTGCCGAGCGAATTCGTGACCGCATTCCCCCACGAGCGCCCGCGATCATCCGACCAACGCAGCCGCACTTCAGGCCCCGCGGAGTCGTCAGGCAAGCCGTTACCGACCTCCATATCTGCAATGAACTGACGGAAAAGAACGCGATTTCCGTCCGAGCCGCTGATGTGCGGGAAACTGCGCAGGCAGAGAATCGGATTGCCGTTGTCGGTATAGGCGTCCGGATCTAGCGCGTAGACATTCCCCGTTTCCCAATCTCCAACGAGGTTTTGCCCGCCGTTGAACGAATAGCAGTTCATGCGATGCCGGCTGATCGAGCCGTCTGCTTCGAGATACCCGCGCTGATGCCATTGGCCGGTTGCCGTGTCGAAACACCACGTCTTGTTGGCGGTCGGGAACGTCAGCACATAGAACGCGTGGCCGCCTTGCAGATACGAAAAGCCGATCGCGTCGTCTATCCGACTGTACGTTAGAAACTCCTGCTCTAGCGCGTGAGTCGAAACGCGCTCTGCTGCGTAGTTCCTGCCGGCGAACACGCAGCCCTGCCCTTGCAGGTCTTTCGAGAGCCAGAACAGCGCGAGATCAATCTTTGCGACCGAATGTTTCGCCGCGCATCCATGTTCGATGAACACGCCCGGCATGCGGCCGAAGGTGAAATCTGATGCGCCGGTGTTGTACCAAACTTCTGTCGTCAACTCGCCAAACAGCCATATCTCACGGTGCATGACCGCGAGCGTTACAAGGTTGTCTGCATACGTCGATTTACTTGCAATGTCGAGCGAATCGAACGTGATATCGTTGAACTTCGAAATGTAAAAGTGCTGCGTTTTCGGCTGGTTGAACACGAAATATCCGTCGACGTACTCAACCCTATCGGCGCCGTAAAACGCTGAATCATTGCAGACGGTAAAGACGTTATTCTCTAGATTGATCGTGTAACCGATCGCAGAGCCATCAACCAGGAACACAGATGCCCCATTATCGGCCATCGAAACAACGCCTGACTGCGTAGAAAGCACGCCGATCTGCGTATAGACGTTCGATGCGTCAACGTAGTAGACGTCCGTGCCCACAACATCGAATCGCTTGCCATTCGTCGCGGTGTAGATGCAGCGCGATTCGCCAGCAACGGGAGGGGACGACACGAGCGTAAGCCCCGGCGTCGGGTAATACGTGAACGGCGCCGCGGCGTCCTGTGGGTTCTGCTCTGCGTAGAGGTTCACGCAGCGCTGCGCGTCGGCGATGACGCTTTTCGCGGCGTATGCACCGCCAGTCAGAGGAATCCGCATCAGTAATTAGAGCCGCTGTAGATGTTGTAACGCTGCTTCGAGCCGAGGCCGCGAGGCATGGTCATCGAAGGAATGGCAGAGTTCATGCGCTTCACAACACGCTTGGCATTCAGCGCGAGGCCGACCAGCGATCGTTGCGGATCAATCTGATACGACGGCGCGAGATACAGACCCAAGTTGTAGCGGATCGCCGCCATGTATTCAGGCGGCAGGTTGACGACTTGTGCCGGCGCCGTGAACTGCGGCAGCGCTTCCATCGTGACGATGTGAAGCTGAAACGTGCTGTCCGGGATCGGGTAATACGTCAGGTTTC